CAAAAGAATTTATACCTGCTGCATTGATGCAGTCAAAACTCAAAGCAATGTCAGAGGCTTTGGGATATACAGGCAGTGAGATATTTCCAAAACAAACTGAAATATTAGTTGAACGTGGTGACACAGGTAATTTTTTAAACTTGCCATATCACGGTGGTATTAGAGGATTGCGTTACACTTTCGAAGCTGGTGGTAACGCTGCTAGTTTAGAATCATTCTATTCTATATACGATGAGTGGGCACAGACAAAAGAACAGATTGAAAACATAGTTGTCAAAAAAGCAGAGGTCATAGAAATATTTCCTGATGGACCACCTTGTCTCAACCGTCTAGCAGAAGAGGGTTTTGGTGAGGGCTCTAGAAACAATGCGCTGTTTAATCTCGCAATATACAGACAGAAAGTTAGTCCAGACAACTGGCAAGATATATTAGAAGACGACAATCACAAATACATGAGTCCACCTTTGAAATCAGCTGAGGTACAAAACGTAATTAAATCAATAGGTAAGCGTGGCTATGATAAGTACAGATGTAAAGAACAACCTATTTGTGGTGTGTGTAATCCTGCAAAATGCAGAACTAAAAAGTTTGGTGTTGGGTTTGAGGACGAGCAGATGCCTGAGTTGGATACACTTACAAAAATAAAATCAAATCCACCACAATGGTTTTTAAATGTTGGTGGTAGTAGAGTAGAACTAAAAACAGAACAGTTACACAACCCTAATCTATTTGCTATAGCTGTGTTGGATCAGGCAAACGTGGTATCACCTATACCAAAAGCAAAAGACTGGCGGGACATACATCTCAAGACACTGATGTCCAACCTGCAAGAAATAGAACCTTTGAAATCTTTAGATCCAAAAGAACATTTGTTAAATTTACTACAAGAGTTTACAGTGAACAGACCACAAGCTAGAACAAGGGACGACATACTACGTAAGATGGCGTGGACGGATGACGGCTACACATATTTTAGGATGGATGACTTCTATGCTTTTTGCAAAAGAAACAATTGGGAGATGGATAGAATTAAAACAGGTAACCTATTAAAAAGTTTGGAAGATATTTTTGAGAAAGAAACAAGACTAAAAGTCAAAGAGCAACAACCACACCTAGTCAAAATAAAAGCTATGAAAAAAACATCACCAACAATTAGTCCCATAAAGTATGAGGAGTCACCGTTTTAATGAAAACAATAATACTAGGACCACCGGGTACAGGTAAGACAACTACACTATTAAATTTAGTGGAAGAGTTTTTACGTGATGGTGTTGACATAAAAAAGATAGGTTATTTTTCTTTTACAAAGAAAGCTGCATGGGAAGCAGCCACAAGAGCAGAAGAAAAGTTTATGATAGATAAAGATGACATACCTTATTTTAGAACACTACACTCACTGGCGTTTAGAGTTTTAGGTTTGAAAAAAGAACGTGTTATGAAACACGAGGACTACAGAGAGTTTGGTTTGAAGTGTGGCATACCAATACAAACAGCATGGCACAATGAAAGTGATGGTGTATTTAACTCTGACAATGAGTATCTTAGAATAATAAATGCAGCTCGCGTAAAGGAAATTGATGTGTTAGATCAATATGATAGGCACAATCACACTCTAGACATAGAGCGAGATCTGTTATATCTTTTAGATCAGGAACTTAGTAAATATAAAAAAGAGAAAGGCTTAATAGATTACAATGATATGTTGGAGCAATTTATTCGACAAGATGTATCGCCATCTTTCGACGTATTATTTATTGATGAAGCACAGGACCTCTCACCTTTGCAGTGGAGAATGGTCAGGTCTTTATGGTCGAAAGCAAACAAAACCTACGTGGCAGGGGATGATGATCAAGCTATATTTAGATGGGCTGGCGCTGACGTTGATACTTTTATCGCACTTAAGGAAGAAGTAGATTACGTGAATACATTGAGTCAGTCTTATCGTATACCTGGTGGACCAATACACGAGCTATCACAAAAGATAATTAGAAATGTATCGAACAGATACGATAAAGATTACATGCCAAGACAAGAGATGGGTGATCTTACGAGATACTCTGACATCACACAGGTGGACATGTCACATGGCGAATGGTTAGTGTTGACAACAGCAAATCATTTCTTGGATGACATCAAAGAGTTTTGTGAATTACAAGGTTGGTATTATTCACACAAGCATAGAAACTCCATCAAATTAGATTTACTTCTTGCAATACAAGCGTGGGAAAAGTGGAGAAAGATTGAAACAACTTTACCTGTGGCGTCAATAAAAAATATTTATTCTTATCTGGGTGACAATGTAACCAAAGGTTATCGCACCGGTAAAACAATGGACGATAACGAAGAGGGTTATTACATTGAAGAGTGCACCGAGAAACACGGATTGCAAACTACAGACGTTTGGTACAAAGCGTTTGAAGGTTTAGATGTAGAGACAGAAAACTACATAAGAAATATGTTGGCCAACAAAGAAAAGATTACACAAACACCACGTATAACGCTATCAACAATACACGGAGCCAAAGGTGGTGAAGCTGACAATGTATTACTTTTACCTGATATTACCAAGTCTGCACTTGATCACAATGACGTAGATCCAGACGAGCTACATCGTTTGTTTTATGTAGCAGTAACAAGAGCAAAAAAATCTTTACACATATTAGAACCAAAAAACTATGAAAGGAGTTACGTGATATAATGCCCTTTAGAGATAAAGAAAAAGCTAAAGTTTCTAACATAAAATATTTAAATACCGAAAGCGGTTTTATAATATCTAAATGGAACGACATAAAAAAAAGAATCGACAAGGCAGCTAAAATAGAGAAAGCAGGTGGCGACTATAGAAAGTCAGCCGGCTCACAAAAGATTGCAAAACTAGAACACACTCTAACAAAAAAAGAATTTTTAGAGGCTTGGGAAGAACACAAAACAAAGTATGGTTGGAATTGTTACTATCTAGGCACTCCTATGATAATAGGTAGAAAGTTAGCCGTCAAAGGTGCAAAGAAAAGAAACGCAACGCCTCCTAATTTACTTTCTATTGATCGTTTTTATTCTGACGTTGGGTACACAAAAGATAATATTGTGTTTTGTTGTTGGGCTGCAAACGATGAGAAAGGCGCCATATCAATAAACTTGTGTAAAACAATAGTAAGAAAATATTGGGAACGATTACAAAGACCAGGTAGAAAGTTGTATGCAGAAGGTGGACCTACAACAAGCATGGATTACGGTTTGTGGGACGTACGCAACAGACGTAGAATTGCTAAACACGCGAGGAAGAAAAAATGACTGACAATGTAAATCACCCACCACACTACAAGCAAGGCGAAATAGAATGCATCGACGCCATAAAGTCTGCGCTGGGTGACAGTTTTAAATTTTATTTACAGGGAAACGCTATGAAATATTTGTGGAGACATCAACACAAAGGCAAGATTATAGAGGACTTAGATAAGGCCATATGGTATATTAATAAATTGAAAGAAGAATATAAATGAGAACATTACAACAACCACTCTTCACTCCAGAAACAGAGTGGGTGCCACCAAACAGACTACCAGATCTATCTAGTTATTCAGATATTGCAATCGACTTAGAAACAAGAGACCCTAATCTTTTAACTCTAGGATCGGGAGCGGTAAGAAGAGACGGGGAGATAGTCGGCATAGCCGTTGCGGTCGAAGGCTGGTCCGGCTATTTTCCTATCGCGCACGAAGGTGGCGGCAACATGGATCGGGCGATTGTCTTAGATTGGTTTGAAGAAGTTCTAAACAATACAGCTACAAAGATATTTCACAATGCAATGTATGATGTGTCCTGGATTAGATCACTTGGCTTTCATATCAACGGTGGCATCATAGACACAATGATTGCTGCAAGTTTGATAAACGAAAATAGATTTAGTTACACACTGGACTCTGTTTCAAAAGATTACATAGGCATGCGTAAGAACGAAAGGTTACTACAGGAAGCTGCAAAAGACTGGGGCATCAATCCAAAAGCAGAGATGTGGAGATTACCTGCACCGTTTGTAGGTGAGTATGCAGAAAAAGATGCAGAGATTACACTGAAGCTATGGCACGCGCTACAACACGAGATTACAAAACAAGATCTTTGGGATGTTTTCAACATGGAAACAAATTTGTTTCCTTGTTTGGTTGATATGAAATTTCAAGGTGTTCGTGTTGACCTAGATATAGCGCAGAAAATAAAGAAAGATTTATTAAAAAAAGAGAAAAATTTACTACAAAAGATAAAAAAGATATCTGGCTTTGACGTTGAGATATGGGCTGCTGCATCAATTGCAAAAGCATTTGAGAAAGAAAAGATACCATACGACAGGACAGAGAAAGGTGCACCAAGCTTTACAAAAAACTTTCTTGCAACACACCCGGCTGATTTACCAAAGCTGATTGTAGAAGCCAGAGAGATCAACAAAGCAAACACAACCTTCATCGATACGATATTGAAACACAATCACAAGGGCAGGATACACGCAGAGATAAATCAGATACGATCTGATCAAGGCGGCACGGTTACAGGTAGATTTAGTTACAACAGTCCAAACCTGCAGCAGATACCTGCAAGGCACAAGGAGCTGGGCCCGCTGATTAGATCTATATTTATACCAGAAGAGAAACACACCTGGGGTTGTTTTGACTACAGTCAACAAGAGCCAAGAATTTTAGTTCACTTTGCATCGTTGATGAAACTGGAAGGCACAGGCACGATCGTTGATGCATACAGAGATGGCAGTGCAGACTTTCACCAGATGATAGCTGACATGGC